GTTCATACTCGTGTGCTGACTCTGCCGATGTGGGAGAAGGCAAGCAATACCGTGTATGACCTTCTGGTGGGTCACGAGGTTGGTCACGCACTTTTTACTCCTGATGAGGATTGGATTCAAGAACGCAAAGTTCCTCCTCAATTCGTAAATGTGTGTGAAGATGCTCGTGTTGAGAAGTTGATGAAGCGTAAATATGCTGGTCTTGCTAAAACCTTCTATAAAGGATATGAAGAACTGAGTAATGAGGACTTCTTTCAGTTGGAGAATGAAGATATTTCTACTCTTAATCTTGCTGACCGCGCCAACCTTTATTTTAAAGTTGGTAATTTTCTCTCTCTTGATTTTACGGTAGAAGAACAGAATATTATCAAACAGATTGCTGATGCAGAAACTTTTGATGAAACACTGGATGCTGCCGAAGTTCTTTATAAGTATTGCAAGCAGAAGCAGCAGGAAGAAACCAAAGTTAATCTAGATTCTCACGAAAGTCAGCAGTCTGGTGGTAATTCTCCTGCTTCTGATTTTAGTGACCAACAGGAAGGTGAGAATGACCAACCTGAAACTGATGGTGCCGAAGGTTCTGCATCTAATCAAACCACCCCAGAAATGAGTGAAACCACTCAAGAACTGGGTGGTGATATGAATGAAGAACCAGAGGTTAAGACCGTTGATAACCTGGAAGATGCACTCAAAGACCTTGTAAGTAAAGATGGTTGGGAGAATGTTTATGTAGAGATTCCCAAACTGAATGTAAATCAAATTGTTGTAGATAATGCTGAGGTCCATAATCGTTGCCAAGAATCTTGGGCATCTTATTTTGATGATAGGGTTTATGAATCTGGTGAAGTCTTTGGTGAATCTGATAAAGAGTTCCGTGAGTTCAAGCGTTCTGCACAGAAAGAAGTGAACTATCTGGTCAAAGAGTTTGAGTGTCGTAAGGCAGCAGATTCTTATGCTCGTGCCACGACTGCCCGCACGGGTGTTCTGGACTGTTCTAAACTTCATACTTACAAATATAATGAAGACCTGTTCCGTAAGGTGACAACGCTTGCCAACGGTAAGAATCACGGTCTGGTATTCATTCTGGACTGGTCTGGCTCTATGAGTCGTGTGATGTTGGATACTGTCAAGCAACTCTTTAATCTCATTTGGTTCTGTAAAAAAGTCAATATTCCTTTTGAGGTTTATGCCTTTACAAATGATTATCCAGTGATTAGGTATGATGAGAATAATAAAGCAATTATGCCCGAACCCCTATATCAAAAGAAAGATGGACTCATTCAGGTTCAGGAATACTTTTCTTTGATGAATGTGCTTACTAGTAAGACAAACGGTAAGACACTGGAAGACCAGATGTTGAATATCTATCGTATTGCTCGTAGTTTTAGTGACCAGCATTATTGTCGTTATGCCATTCCGATTGGTTGGAGTCTTTCTGGAACTCCTTTGAATGAGACTTTGATTGCCCTTCACGAAATCCTTCCTACTTTCCAAAAAGAAAATAAAGTTCAAAAAGTTCAGTGTGTAATACTGACTGATGGTGAAGCAGCACCTTTGAAGTATCACAAAGAGTTCAATCGTCGTTATGAGGATGGACCTTATCTTGGTATCAATACGATTGGAACCAATGGTTTCTTGCGTGACCGTAAGACAGGAAACACATATTCTTTGGATGTGGAATGGTATGGTTTTACCGATGTTCTACTTCGCAATCTTCGTGATAAGTTTCCGACCGTTAATTTTATCGGTATGAGGATTTTGGAACCTCGTGATGCTTCTAGCTTTATCCGTCGTTATACTGGATGGATTGGTGAAGAATACTGCAAAATTACATCTGTTTGGAAAAAGGACAAAACTTTTTCAATCAAAAACTCTGGGTATCATACCTACTTTGGTCTTTCTGCAACCGCCCTTGCAAATGACACAGAGTTTGAGGTTGCCGAAGATGCTACCAAGACTCAAATCAAAACTGCCTTTGCAAAATCTCTTAAGTCTAAAAAAATGAATAAAAAAGTTCTTGGGGAGTTTGTGGAACTCGTTGCCTGAATAAATACTCAAAAAGTGTTTGTTTATAGATGAACTTTCAAGAACTTCTTGATGAAAGGACCCTAATGAAGGGGGAAAAGACTTCTAAATCAGGAACTATGCCAATTCCTGGTGCTGAAGGTGCAGCAAGAAAATCTGTTGCTCACGCTGGTTTTCGTAAGAGAGGTCCAGTTCAAGAACCTAAAGTAGAAAAAAGTGGGAGCGATGTCCCTGTATGGGTAAGAACTCATAACTCTCCTGGAGATTATGCTGCTCATACTGCCAAAAAGGCACATAAGGAGGGTGAAAAAACAAACACTAAAGAATTAAGAAAACAGTTTCACCAGACTGGTGCTACAAGGGATAGTGAGGTCCACGATATTACTGTAGGTTCTCCAAAATCTAAAGTAAAAGATCCTAAGAAAAAAGCAGTGGCATTTATTCGTGCATTAAAAACTGTTAGAAATATAGTAAAAACAAAAAAAGGTATTGCTACAAATACTCCAACGGATATTCATTCTTCTGGTAAAAAAAGGGGAGATGAAAATACTAGGGTTAATTCTAGGGCAAATACATATCAAAGTATGGGTATGGGTGAAAGAAATCCAAAAACAGGAGTCCAAATGGCTAAACTTAAAGAAGGTAAAACTTTTGAGCAATTTATGCTAGAATGTTATTCTCTTCAGGAAAAATCCTTGAGTAGGGTGGTTTCTCAAATAGAAAAAGGAGGCACCGCAATTATCTCTGCTGCTAGAGGCAATTTATCTAATAAAGAAAATAGAAAAAGGACAAGAGAACTTGCTGGAAAGATTCGTGGTGCTGGACTTCCAGGACCAACAAAAGTGAAAGGTGCTTATCATGAAACGGGTCATGGTGAAGTAACTGAACCCAGTCTTTTTGTTAAGCAGGGTAAAATGGGAACCAGAAAATTCAAAAAAACTGTAACGAAATTGGGGCAGGAGGGTGGTCTTAGACATAAAAGAAATCAAAAACCAGATTCTCAAGAACGGGATCAAGATTCTGCTCTGATTAAACAGAGACCAGGATTAAATACCAAAGCATCCTGGTTAGGAACTTCTAGAAGATCTGATGCGGACCCCAAATTAGGTAAAAAAGTTGATCAAGGAACACTTTCAACTAGAAATGCAAACTCACCATTAAAACCTGGAGAAGGTGCGACCATAGTTGGCAAAAAGAAAATGCAATTTAAACCAAATGAAAATGAAAAAACCTGACAGTATTGATAAACTCTTAAATATTGATCATAATAACAAAATCATTACTCAAAAAAGAGAATTAAATCCTCCGACATTTAATGCTCGTTTTAGAGATAAAGTTAGAAAAAAGTATCCTGAATACGAATTAAAATAAAAAAAGGTAAGACCACTTTTTAAACTGTCACACTGGGGGATCCAAGACCCCCTTTTTACTGTTATGATAACTTCAGTTAAACAAAACCACCTAACTACATTATGCCTCGCAAGATTTCTGTGACTGACGACCAACTGATTTCTGAACTCCAATCTCTGTTTGGTTCTGAACTGTCTGCTGGTGACATCCGTGGATATTGTGCATCCAAAAATCTTTCATATCCCACGGTTACTCGTCGCCTTGAACCATTCAAAACCAATCGTGGTCGTTGGAATCTGGAAGTGACCCCGACCGTTGTAAATAAAATGGAGCAAGCATATCAATCTCCTGCTGCCCTTCCTGCCGTAGAACAAAACCTCATTCCTGATAAAGATGATACCTTCGTCAAGTTTGGTAATTTTAACGACATTAAAAAAATTATTTCTTCCAATCTTTTTTATCCGACGTTCATTACGGGTTTGTCGGGTAATGGTAAAACGTTCAGTGTGGAACAAGCTTGTGCTCAACTCAAGCGTGAATTGATTCGTGTTAACATTACTATTGAGACTGATGAGGATGATTTGATTGGTGGTTTCCGCTTGGTAAACGGTGAAACTGCCTGGCATAATGGTCCCGTTGTGGAAGCACTGGAACGTGGTGCTATTCTCCTGTTGGATGAGATTGATCTTGCCTCCAATAAGATTCTGTGTCTTCAATCTATTTTGGAAGGTAAAGGTGTATTCCTGAAAAAGATTGGTAAGTTTGTAAAACCAAAGGCAGGATTTAATGTCTTTGCTACTGCAAACACCAAAGGTAAGGGTAGCGATGATGGTAGGTTCATCGGCACCAACGTGCTTAACGAAGCATTCCTAGAACGTTTTCCTGTAACCTTTGAGCAATCTTATCCTGCTCCTACTATTGAACAGAAAATCTTGGAAGGTATTGCTTTGGATCTTGGTGTGGAAGATCGTGATTTCTGCAAGCGTTTGGTTGATTGGGGTGATGTGATTCGTAAGACCTTCTATGATGGGGGCATTGAGGAAATCATTTCCACCCGTCGTCTCGTTCATATCATCCGTGCCTACAGTATCTTTCAAGACAAGGCAAAAGCAATTCAAGTTTGCATCAATCGTTTTGATGATGAAACCAAACAATCTTTCCTGGAACTCTATGATAAGATTGATGTAGATTTCCAAATGCCTGAAGAAAAAAAGGATATTCCTCTTGACGAACAACTTCCATTCTGATAGAATAGGATGAGGAAACTATGCCAATTTTATCATTTACTATGAATTCTTATGTCTGAAATTCCTGAAAAAACCCTTTATGAGTTCAAATTGAATCCAGAAACTAACTTGATTAATATTACAAAAGAACCAGTGAAAAAATCGATCGAAAATGCAAATCATTTTTGGAAGTATAATGAAGATAGGACTCTGAAAGAGATTGAAGAATATCTTGTCAGTACTTATAAATCTCATTACACTTCTGAAACATCAAAAACCCAAACACTTGATTTGATTGAAAGTATTGGAGATGCCGAACCTTTTGTTCGCTCTAATGCGATAAAGTATCTTTCTCGTTTTGGTAAAAAAAATGGAAAATCCAAAATGGATATTTTAAAAGCAATTCACTATTGTATTCTTCTTTATCATTTCTCTGGATTGCACAATGAAACTGCGAAATCAAACTATGAAACTTTCTGATAATACTCTTGCCGTTTTAAAAAACTTTGCGGGTATTAACCAATCAATCTTGGTTAAACCTGGCAACAGACTTCGCACAATTTCTGTAGCTAAGAATATTCTTGCTTCTGCCGAAATTACTGAGGAGTTTCCTCGTGAGTTTGCAATTTATGATCTGCCACAGTTTTTGAATGGGTTGAGCCTTCATCAAGATCCAGATCTTGATTTTACTGAAGACTCTTATATTACAATTCGTGAAGGTAAGCGTAGGGTAAAATATTTTTATGCAGATCCAAATGTAATCATTTCTCCCCCAGATAAAGAGATTGAACTTCCATCTAAAGATATTTGTTTTCAGTTAGAAAGTTCATCACTAGAAAAGCTTATTAAAGCTGCTTCTGTTTATCAACTCCCAGATCTTTTTGCAGTTGGTGATGCTGGAGTTATTCGTTTGGTTGTTAAGGATAAAAAACATGACACATCAAATGAATATTCAATTGTAGTTGGTGAGACTGATCAAACATTTGTTTTTAAATTTAAAGTAGAAAATATTAATAAGATTATTTCAACATCCTATGATGTTGTAGTTTCATCTAAGTTTTTGTCTCACTTTAAAAATTCCAAGTATAATATTCAATACTATATTGCACTAGAACCTGATTCTACTTTTGGGTAATGCTTTACTTTTTTAGTTATTTGACTCCGATTGGAAAAACCATATTGGAAAATTTGATTAAAGCTAAAGTTGATGTAAGAGAAAATGTAGGTTTATGTCGAAATAAAGACATGTTTGGCTATGCGGACCTTCCTAATAAGTTTATTATTTGTACATCAAATATTAAAAATGGTGGCTATGATTTAAAAACTTATGTAAACGAAACCGTCTATCATGAGGCAGTACATGCTGCCCAAAATTGCAAAAGGACTCCAACTCTAGGATTGCCTACAAAAGACATGCCTCTTTCGAGTATGAAACTTAATGAGATTAATCAGTCGGCCCAAATGGTTCATAACTATGGTATAGTTGCCAGAGAACATGAGGCTTATTATCTAGAAGATAAGCCAGAACAAGTCCTTTATTATTTGAAAAAGTTCTGCTTTTAATTATGAACATCTTTGTGAATGATCAGTGCCCTGTGCTTTCTGCTGTAGCACTTCCTGACAAACATATCGTGAAAATGCCCTTGGAGACCTGTCAGATGATTTCTGTCATCTTCTCCAAGTGGTATTATGATTGGGGATACATTCCCAAAAAAGACGGTCTTCCTTATAATACGGTGAAGGGTGCCTTCCGCAATCATCCCTGCACTCAATGGGCAGCAAAATCCCATGAGAACCTTGCTTGGTTGATTCGGCACGGATTTGCCCTTTGTAATGAGTATCGGCATCGTTATGAAAAAGACCACGCTTGTATGAAAGGTCTTGAAGTTGCTGAGAATATCTTTGCTACTAAAAGTGGAAAAGAAATCTCCATCCACAAAAAGGTGGTAGAATTTGCGAGGGCAATGCCCGACGAATACAAACTTGATGAAAGCATTGATACATTCACTGCCTACAAAATGTATATTGCCTCCAAACCTTGGGTTGCGAAGAACTATCTTCGTATCCCTTCTCGCAAACCTGATTGGATTTGATTATGAGTGATTTTATCTGGGTGGAGAAATATCGCCCAAAGACTATTAAAGATTGTATTCTCCCAGAGAATATTAAAAAGACCTTTAGTGACTTCTTAAATAAAGGTGAAATTCCAAATATGCTGCTTGCTGGTCCCCCAGGAGTTGGTAAGACCACAGTAGCAAAAGCATTATGTAATGAGTTAGGAGTAGATTATTATGTCATTAACGGATCCGACGAAGGTAGATTCCTCGATACTGTCAGAAACAATGCGAAAAGTTTCGCTTCGACCGTCTCACTTTCTTCAACTGCTAAACACAAAGTCGTTATCATTGACGAAGCAGATAACACAGGAAACGACGTACAACTCTTACTACGGGCGTTTATTGAGGAGTTTGCTGGTAACTGTCGCTTCATCTTCACCTGCAACTACAAGAATAAAATCATTGAACCTCTTCACTCTCGATGTGCCGTCGTCGAGTTTGGAATCAAAGGGAAGGAAAAAACCCAATTGGCAGGATCCTTCTTCAAGCGTTTACAAGACATCTTGGATGCGGAAAGTGTACGATACGATCCTAAAGTCGTTGCCGAACTGATTAATAAACATTTTCCAGATTGGCGCAGGGTTCTTAATGAGTGCCAAAAATACTCTGTCGGTGGCGAAATCGATAGTGGTATTCTTGCAGCATTTTCCGATGTAAAAACAAATAATGTCATTAAATATCTCAAGGAAAAAAACTTTACAGAAGTTCGTAAGTGGGTTGTCTCGAATCTCGATAATGATTCTTCTACTATACTTCGTCGGATCTATGATGCACTTTATGAATCCTTGGTTCCTTCCAGTATTCCTGCCGCTGTGCTTATTATTGCAAAGTATCAATATCAAATTGCATTCGTAGCCGATCAAGAGATTAATCTTCTTGCCGCTCTTACGGAGATAATGTGTGAGTGTGAGTTTCAATGAGTTTTTTTAAAATTAATATAGGGAACTTATATGAAGTTCCAGTAAAAACAAATCCTGAAAATGTAAAAGAGGCAAATGAAGGATTATTTCGTGCCACGATGAATCTCCCTGCTGCTGCAAAGCATTGTGGAATGACAAATAAGGAAATGAAACTTACCTTTTTTGAATATTTAAAGTACAATAAACCTGATTATGACATATGAACTAAAAGATTGGTTAAACTCTATTAATCAAACTAAACAAAATATCATGGATGAAGACCCATCTTCTGAAAGAGGATATCCTGCATATATTATCAATCGATGTTTATCTGGACATGTTGACTGCATCCTTTTTGTTAACGAAATAAATAAGTATCATTTCTTATCAAAAAAGCTTCAGTATGACTTCTTTATAAATAGTCTCAGGAAAAAGAAGAGATTTTCTCCCTGGCTCCATAAAGATAAGATCAAAGATCTTGATTATGTCAAGCAATATTATGGTTATAATAATGAGAAGGCACAACAAGCTTTGAGGATTCTTACTAAAGAACAACTTAGTTTTATTAAATCAAAATTTGAAACTGGAGGATCAAAATGAGTGTCGTTCAAGAACCTGAAGTAAAGTGGACGCCCGACCAAATGGTTGAAGTGATTCTTAATGAACCTGACGATTTTCTGAAGGTTCGTGAGACTTTGACTCGTATTGGGGTTGCTTCGCGTAAAGAAAAGAAAATCTATCAATCTTGCCATATTCTTCATAAGCAAGGTAGATATTATTTGGTACATTTTAAGGAATTGTTTGCTCTAGATGGTAAACATGCCAATCTAACTGTAAATGATGTTCAACGTCGTAATCGAATTACACAGCTGATCGCTGATTGGGGGTTAGTATCGGTCGTTGACCCTAAAAAAATCCAAGACATTGCTCCATTAAATCAGATTAAAGTTCTTGCCTATAAGGATAAGGATGACTGGATCTTGGAGAGTAAGTACAATATTGGTGCTAAGAAAAAACGGGTTGAGGAAACCGAATAGAAATAGGCGGGAAACACTATCCCGCTTTTTTTGTAAAGATGTATAATTACTAGTAGTGGGAGAGAGATTTTAAAAATCCCCCATAGCTAAAACGGAGTCTTCGGATCCGTAATCATAAACCAAAAAGACGCTTAAGGAGGTCTATTATGTTTCATACTACAACGTATACCATTAATAATATTGATAAGTTAATTAACGATTCTACCAGGTGGGGAATCGGAATGGATGAATGGATTCATAGGTTTGCTACGGCAAATGAATCTCATCAAAATTATCCCCCATACAACTATATCGAAGAAAGTAGCACAGATTTCAGATTGGAGTTTGCTCTTGCTGGGTATAGAAAGGAAGACATTGAAGTTTCTACTGAGAATAATAAACTTTTTGTAGAATGTAAAAAGTCTGATATTCCAGAAACAGACAAATATCATCATAAGGGTCTTGCTAGAAGGGCATTTACTTGGAGTAGAACTCTTTCAGATGATGTTGTTATTGGAGATGTTTCATTTTCAGATGGTCTGTTAGTGATTAAACTAAATAAAGTTATCCCAGAACATCAAAAGAAAAAGGTATATGATATCGTATAATGAGTTTATCCAAAAACTTATTCTAAATGAAAAGGAGGGGGATTTTGGTAATCCCCCTTTACCAACAAAAGTTAACTGTTATGGTAAAGTAATTGATTATCCAATGGCATCTGGTGGGAAGGGTTTAAAAAAAGGCAAAGCTTGTGCATTTAAAAGGAAAAGGGAATGAAGTCTTTATCACAATTTTTAGAGCAAGCTCACAAAGTAGCCAAAAAATCTAAAAGCAAAGATAAAACTTTAGCATCACACGATGCTGGTCCTCCAGATCCAGCTGATGATGATTTTGATCCTGGGTTGAGTACTGGTGGATCAATGGTAAATTTTGGCGAATAATAAATATTGTTGGCTACCCCTTCAAATATTGTCGCCACATAGGAGGGAAGACTGGTAAAATCCAGTCTTGACACCCTCCTTTTTTATTGGTATAATATATTGAGATGAGATTTAAAAAATGTCAGTAAAACTTTTAGTACTTAAATCTGGAGAAACCATAATATCTGATGCAAAAGAACTAGTATCAAATGATAAAGTTTGTGGTTATCTGGTAAAGGATGCGCATACCATTTCGACGAGAAAGCCCCAACTTTTAACCGAAGAAAAAATTATTGAAAATGGCTTTGAAATGGAAGTTGTTCTAGCTCCATGGATTCTTTTGACTAGTGATAAGGAAATTCCTGTGCCATTGGATTGGGTAATAACCATTGTTGAACCTTTAGCATCTGTTAAGCAGATGTATCTTGAAAAACTTGGTATGACCAGCGATACAGAAACTGATAATGAGGTAACAACTAATGGCTGATATTGTAGTTAAGGGCGTTTTATTGGACGTTGATACAGTACTAATTACTGAAATTGTTGAAGTTTCTGCAGATATTGGTGAGCCAGATTGCAAACTAATAAATCCCTATCAGTTTTTTGCTGAAGATGATCTTCGACCTTGGCCTTCGGTAACTGACCAAAGGGAAATGATGATTCATTCTAGCCGTATTTTAACCATCATAGAACCAATATCCGAGGTTATTGAAAAATATCTAGAACTCGTTAACTCATGAGATTTTATACCAACGTTCAGATGGTTGGGGATCATTTTCTTGTTCGTGGCTATGAAAATGGAGAACATTTTATGGTTCGTGAAAGATTTTCTCCAACTCTTTTTGTTCCTTCTCAAAAGAAAACCAAATACCAAACACTTAATGGTGAATATGTTGAGGCAGTTCATCCAGGAACTGTGAGAGATTGTAGAGAGTTTATAAAAAAATATGATGGGGTAGAGGGATTTAAAATCTATGGTAACGACAGGTATATCTATCAGTACATTTCAGAAAAGTATCCTGAGGATGAAATTAAGTTTGATATATCTAAAATCAAGTTAACAACTTTGGATATTGAGGTAGCATCAGAGAATGGATTTCCTGATGTAGAGAGTGCTGCTGAAGAGGTGTTGCTCATTACAATCCAAGATTATAATACGAAACAGATTCGTACTTGGGGTATGGGAGCATTTAAAAATAAACAGCCAAATGTCAGTTATCGATCATTTTCAACAGAATTTGATTTATTAAATGATTTTATCTATTGGTGGATGGATAATACTCCTGATGTTGTAACTGGATGGAATATCGAGCTTTATGATATTCCATATTTGGTTCGCCGCTTAGAGCGTATCTTAGGGGAAAAACTTATGAAAAGAATATCACCATGGGGATTAGTTACTGAGGATGAAGTTTATATTTCTGGACGTAAGCATGTTTCATACGATGTTGGTGGTATTACTCAGTTAGATTATCTTAATCTTTATAAGAAGTTTACTTATACAAATCAAGAATCATATCGATTAGATCACATTGCTTTTGTTGAACTTGGGCAAAATAAATTAGACCACTCTGAGTTTGATACTTTCAAAGACTTTTATACTAAAGGGTGGCAAAAGTTTGTTGAATATAACATCATTGACGTAGAACTCGTTGATAGATTGGAAGACAAGATGAAACTAATTGATCTTGCATTGACTATGGCATATGATGCTAAAGCAAACTATGTTGATGTATTTTCTCAGGTTAGAATGTGGGATACAATCATATACAACTATCTTAAGAAACGAAATATTGTAATCCCACCTAAAGAGAAATCTAATAAAGATGAAAAATATGCGGGTGCCTATGTAAAAGAGCCAATTCCTGGAATATATGACTGGGTTGTTAACTTTGACTTGAACTCACTATATCCTCACTTGATTATGCAGTTTAATGTGAGCCCAGAAACTCTTGTGGATGTGCGGCATCCATCCGTTACTGTAGATAAAATCTTAAATCAAGATATTACGTTTGAAAACTATAAGGACTATGCCGTTTGTGCAAATGGAGCAATGTATCGAAAAGATTTTCGTGGAATGCTCCCCGAGTTGATGGAAAAGATGTATAACGAACGTGTTATCTTTAAAAAGAAGATGATTGAGGCTAAGAAAAAGTATGAAAAAACCAAGACCAAAGAGTTAGAGAAAGAGATTGCTAGATGCAATAACATTCAAATGGCGAAAAAGATTTCTCTTAATTCAGCTTATGGTGCTATCGGCAACCAGTACTTTCGCTATTACAAGTTGGCAAATGCTGAGGCTATTACTCTAAGTGGGCAAGTTGCAATCCGATGGATTGAGAATAAAATGAATGCCTATTTGAATAAACTTCTTAAAACTGAGGATGTTGATTATGTTATTGCTTCTGATACCGATTCCATTTATCTTAATATGGGTCCTTTGGTTGAAACTGTATACAAGGGAAGAGAAAAAACTATTGAAAGCGTTGTTACGTTCCTTGATAAGATCTGTAAAGTGGAACTTGAAAAGTATATTGAAAGTTGCTACCAAGAACTGGCGGACTATGTGAACGCATATGCCCAGAAGATGCAAATGAAGCGAGAAAATATTGCAAATCGTGGAATTTGGACTGCCAAGAAACGTTATATTCTTAATGTTTGGGATAGTGAGGGTGTTCGTTACGATGAACCAAAACTTAAGATGATGGGTATTGAGGCAGTTAAATCTTCTACTCCAGCTCCTTGTCGTAAAATGATTAAAGATGCCCTTAAACTTATGATGAATGGTACGGAGGATCAGATTATAGATTTTATCGATAAATGTCGGTCTGAGTTTAAAAAACTTCCACCTGAGCAGATTGCCTTTCCTCGTTCAGCATCTGATGTTAAAAAATACCATTCATCCTCTGACATTTATATAAAGGGAACTCCAATGCATATTCGAGCAGCTTTGCTTTTTAATCATTATGTTAAGGAAAAAAACCTCAATAATAAGTATTCACTTATTCAGAATGGTGAAAAAATAAAATATATTTACCTCAAAAAACCAAATATTATTAGGGAAAATGTAATTGCTTTCATACAAGAGTTTCCTAAAGAAATGGGTCTTGACAAATATATTGATTATGAGTTACAATTTCAAAAGAGTTTTATTGAACCACTTAAATCTATTCTTGATGCTATTGGTTGGAAAATTGAAAAAACTGTAACCCTTGAATTATTTTTTGTTTAATGGATTTACCTATTACTGAGCCAGAATTTACTTATATACTAGAAAAGGTTAAAACAAATAAACCCTTATATAATAAATTGTGGTCTTATTGGTTTAAATTAAAATATCAAAATAGTAAATAACTATGGACTTTCTTAAAGATATTGTAAAAGAAATTGGTGGAGAATACACACAACTCGCATCAGACATTGACGAAACTGAAACTTTTGTGGACACGGGTTCGTACATATTTAATGCTCTTGTCAGCGGGAGTATCTTTGGTGGGGTATCTGGCAATAAAATTACTGCAATTGCGGGCGAATCAAGTACTGGAAAAACTTTCTTTAGTTTGGCTGTGGTCAAAAATTTCCTTGATAATAATCCTACTGGATATTGTTTGTACTTCGATACTGAAGCTGCAATCACCAGATCCTTATTGGAG